TAGGTTTGATGGAGTAAACGATTATTCCTCATTTCAACCAATAAATCTTTCATCTACTAATAAAATTACTGTTTCATTTTGGTGTAAAATTTTAAATTACAGAGAAACACCTCTAAATAATAATATACTATTCGAAATCACAACAAACTTTAACAATAATACTACAGGTGTTTATATTGGTTTTGGGGATGATTCAAATGCTTTATTTTTAAGTACTTACCCTATCTCTGTTAACTTAAAAGGCAATACAGGATACAACATTTCAGGATTTAACAAAAATTTAGTTAACAATTTAGGATGGCATCATTGGGTTTGTATTTTTGATAAATCAATAACAGGTACGAACCCTCAAGAAACATTTCTGTATATAGACGGGATATACCAAACACCTACAGTAATTCCCTCTTCTTCTTTTAGATCAGATAATACTAATAATTTTGGAAACGAACAATTTTTTATAGGTGCTCGATCAGGAGGATCTGTAGCTCCTTCTAATGCTCAAATTTCCAACTTACAAATATACCCAAGAGTATTATCGGCCGACGAAGTACTCCAAAACTACAACGCACAGAAATCACGCTTTGGATTATAATCCATATTTATAACAAATGGCACTTACATTATCAAAAACAGGTATAACCAACGGATCAACCATTGAAGTAGGTCACGTTACTCAGTCTGTTGATGCTTTTACCAAGCAGGCAGCTTATGATATTACAATCTCTGGTTCTTTAACATTAACCGGTTCTGTATCTTCTCAGAATGGATTCACAGGTTCTTTAGTTGGAAATGCAAGCACTTCTACCTCTACTTCAGGATTTACAGGGTACTATACTCCTTCAGGTTCAGTAGTAGCAGCTGCCGGTATTTTGAAATTCTTTGCCGGAGCTAGTAAAACAGGAACTTCTGCTCCTTATACTTCTGTTGTAACAGTATCGCCGGTTGATTTAACAGGTAAGACATTAAACCAAACCTTATTTATTGGAGTTGCTCCTTCACAATCAGGAGCTACAGTTAGTGCAACTTTAAATAGTCCAACCTCAGTTACTTTCGTTAGTAACGTAGCAAGTGTTGATTTTACATTCGTAGCTACTTACATTTAAGCCCGTACTATTTATTAGTATATGGCTAACGCTGCAATCTGGCCCGGTTCATCCTCTTTCTTTCCCGGAGATACACCTTTCGGCTTTTACGACTATGATTATCAGTTTCAAATAGATGCCGATAAGGTAGCTGATTTCTGTGCAAGAAGATTAGGTTATCCTCTAGTCGATGTTGAATTACAAGCTACTAACTTTTATACAGCGTTTGAAGAAGCAGTAACAACTTACGGAAATGAAATTTATGCTTGGAAAGTAAGACAGGATTTTCTTTCTTTAGAAGGAGCTTCTACAGGATCTAATTTCAATAATGCAGTAATTCAACCTAACTTAGGAGGCATTGTAAGAATGTCTCAGCAGTACGGTGAAGAAGCAGGAGTTGGAGGAACAGTAACTTGGTATACAGGTTCTTTCATGACCACAGCTTCTATTCAGGATTACGATATGACCAAGTGGGCTAGTGAGAATGTAAATCTAGGACCTGGCGATACAATCGAGATTAAGAGAGTATTTTATGAATCACCCCCGGCCATCGTTCGTTACTTTGATCCTTATGCAGGAACAGGTACTGGTATGATGAACCTATTAGATACTTTCGGATGGGGTAACTACTCACCTGCTATTAACTTCCTTCTGATGCCAATCAACTACGATCTTCAGAAGATTCAAGCTATTGAGTTTAACGATCAGATTAGAAAGTCACAGTATTCTTTTGAGTTAGTAAATAACAGATTGAGAATATTCCCAATACCAACAGTAACCGGAGGAAAAATGTTCTTCGAATACATTAAAAACTCTGAAAGAAGCAATCCTGTTATGTCAGGATCTGCTGGACTGGTATCAAATGTTTCTAACGTTCCTTATACTAACCCAAACTATACTCAAATTAATTCAATAGGAAGGCAGTGGATTTTTGAATATACCTTATCTTTAGCAAAAGAAATGCTTGGGTATGTTAGAGGTAAGTATGGTACTATTCCGATCCCTGGAGCTGAAGTTACTTTGAACCACGGTGATTTAATTACAGCAGCTACTGCAGAGAAGAATTTACTTCTGGATAGACTAAGAGGATACCTGGATGAAACTTCTAGAGATAAACTACTCGAAAGAAGAGCTCTAGAGGCTGATTATAAAACAAAGGAATTAAACATGGTTCCTCAATTAATATTTATAGGATAATGAAACTAAAAGACCTATTAAACGAAGTAACTTATTCAATGTACCAGACATTGGTATACGTTGAATTCTCAGAAGACACTAATGTTACTGATATTGCTCAGTTAATTAGAGGGTTGAGATATGTTACAGTTGTGAACAACAAAACAGATAAAGAGGATCTTAACCCAAGAGGATTGCTGGAATTAAAAGTAGTAACTTTAAAACCTGGACAAGAAACTTTTGAATTGGTAAGAAAAGAAGCAATGTCTAGTATTCCTACTTTAAAGAAGTTTAAGTATAGTACCAAACAACTACAAAAAATTGACGAAATATAAATGGCTTTATTTGGAAGAACAAGAGATGTATTGTTGATTAATAGTATCAACCGTGAGTTATTACCAGACATTATAACTCAGCAGGTAGGTTATTATAAAGTCACTCTTGGAGCTTCACAGACAAATATGTACGGAGAGGCCATTGATAAGTTTTTTAGTGATCCTGCTTTACTAAACTGCTTAGTAACCAGAGGAGATCAAAACTGGTCAGCAGAAAACGGATTCGGTCCAGATCTAAACAGAACGGTTTCTTTTGCTTTCTTCTTAGAAGACTTAAAAGATTTAGAAATACTTCCAGAAGTTGGAGATGTTATTTTCTGGTATGAAAACTACTATGAAGTAGATGGAGTAGTTGATAACCAATACTTCATGGGTAAAATACCGGAATACTCGTATTCTGAAGGGCTAGATCAATTTGGTTCTTCAATCAGTATAGTATGTTCAACTCACCTTGTACCTGCGGATAAACTAGGTATAACCAAAGAAAGAATGTGATGGCAAAAACTAGAAAACCAATACCGAAGAATCAAAGAGAGATTTCTATCTCTCAACAGGAACCCCTGTTAGATAATCCAAACAGTGCTGTTGTTCCTTTGCCGGTTTTTGCAAATCAAAACGATCCTGCCACTGCTAAGAATTATAGAGCAGAACAAATCTCCATGAAAGGAGATACCACTAAAGATTATACAGTAGGTATTGGAGATATAGACGAAACTATACTTTACTACTTTAACAGCGTAATTAAGCCTCAAGTCTACCAGAACGGAACAACTGTACCAGTACCTGTCATCTACGGAAATCCTGAAAGATGGAAAGCAGTTCAGAAAGACGGTTATTACAGAGACAAGAACGATAAGATTATGGCTCCTATCATTATGTTCAAAAGAACATCGATGGATAAGTCATATGTTGTTGGAAATAAGTTAGATGCTAACAATCCTCAAAATTATGCAATAGCAAGCAAATCCTATCAGAAAGGAAATGCTTATTCTAACTTTGATTTATTAAATAACAGAAAGCCTGTAATTTCATACCAAGCAGTCGTAATTCCAGATTATGTTACTTTAAATTATGAATGTGTTATCTGGACTTATTACATTGAGCAGATGAACTCAATAGTGGAAGGAATTAACTACGCTTCCGATTCATACTGGGGAGATCCTGCTAGATTCAAATTTAGAGCAAGAATCGATACGTTTACAGACAATAACACAGTAAACCAAGGGGAAGAACGACTAATTAAGACAGCTTTTAACATTAAGATGTATGGTTACATTATACCTAATGTTATCAACAAAGAATTAGTATCAACCAAGAAGTTTTTCTCTAAAGGCAAGGTATCCTTCACCACGGAAGTGGTAAGTAATATCAACGATCTTTAGTAACTTTTTGAAGGTCTAATTACTATTTATATTAGAACTATCTAACAAACTAAAATAAAATGGCAGAAACTCTATTATCACCTGGTGTTTTAGCAAGAGAAAACGATCAGTCTTTCTTAACTGCCCAGCCTATTCAGGCCGGAGCAGCTATTTTAGGTCCTACAGTTAAAGGACCTACAGTACCGACTGTTGTTACTACTTACTCACAATATCAGAACAAATTTGGAACCTTAGTACAATCAGGTTCAGACTTCTATACCTACTTTACTTCTATCGCAGCATATAATTACTTCCAAAACGGTGGTGATTCTTTACTAGTTGGTAGAGTTACAAACGGTACTTATACAGCAGCGACCTCATCTTTGATCACAACAGGATCAGGCGGACCTTCTTCAGGTTTATCTCCTTTTGTATTAGAGACTTTATCTAAGGGTACAATTATGAACAGTACCTCAACTGAAGGTACTAATAACACTTTAGTTTCTGGATCTACTGATAACATTAGATGGGAGATTGTTTCTCCTAACACTGCATCAGGAACTTTCTCTTTGTTAATCAGACAAGGTAGTGATACTATTAACTCTAAAGTTGTTTTAGAAACATGGACTAACCTATCGTTGGATCCTAAAGCTTCTAACTACATTGCAAGAGTAATCGGTGACCAGACTCAGACTATCGCAACAGATGGTTCAACCTACTATATTCAAACTTCTGGATCTTACGCTAACGCTTCTTCTTATGTAAGAGTAAAAGCTGTTAACTTCCAAACTCCAAACTTCTTTGATAATAACGGAACTGCTAAAGCACAATACACTGGTTCTATTCCTACTGCTTGCTCTGGTACATTCGGTGCAGCAACAGGAACTCCTTTCGTAACCGGAAGACAGGCTCAATTCTACGAAGCAGCTGGTTTAACTGCTAACGCCGATTCTCAAGGTGTTACAGGAAGTGATTACGCTACTATGTTGAACTTACTTGCAAATTCTGACGAATATCAGTACAATGTAATTTCAATGCCCGGTTTGAACAGAGTAAGTGCTGCTTCTCAAATTGCTACTTTAGTATCAAATGCACAGAACAGAGGAGACAATATCGCAGTAGTTGATATGGTTCCTTACGGTACTGCTTTAAATACAGTAACTGGACAAGCTTTATCAATGGATACTTCTTATGGTGCTACTTACTGGCCTTGGGTACAGACTGCTGATCCTGATTCTGGAAATAACGTTTGGGTTCCTGCTTCTACTTTGATTCCTGCAGTTTATGCTTTCAACGATAACTCAACAGAGGCTTGGTTTGCACCTGCTGGATTTAACAGAGGTGGATTATCTACAGTAGTAAGAGCTGAAAGAAAATTATCTCAAGGAGATAGAGATTCTTTATACCAAGGTAATGTTAACCCAATCGCTACTTTCCCAAGTCAAGGTGTTGTAGTATTCGGTCAGAAGACATTACAGAAGAAAGCTTCTGCTTTGGATAGAGTAAACGTTAGAAGATTGTTGATCACTTTGAAAGATTATATCTCTTCAATCGCTGATACTTTGGTATTCGAACAAAACACTATCGCAACCAGAAACAGCTTCTTGGCACAGGTTAATCCTTATTTGACTTCTGTACAGCAAAGACAAGGTCTTTACGCTTTCAAAGTGGTAATGGATGACAGTAACAACACAGCAGATGTAATCGATAGAAACCAATTAGTAGGTCAAATTTACTTACAGCCTACCAAGACTGCCGAATTCATCTACTTAGACTTTAATTTAACACCAACAGGAGCTACATTCCCTGGTTAATAGATATTTATAACTGATAAACATAATATAAGATGGCAGTATTAAATCCAAACGAAATCTTTTTCACCGCCTTTGAACCCAAAGTAGCGAATAGATTTATAATGTATGTGGACGGTATTCCTTCATACTTCATCAAAGGCGTAACCGGAGTTGAAGTAACTGCAGAAGAAATCAGATTAAACCACATTAACGTATACAGAAAAGTAAAAGGAAGAAACTTATGGTCAGATATTTCAATGACCTTATACGATCCCATTACTCCTTCTGGTGCTCAAGCTGTAATGGAGTGGGTACGTCTTCACCATGAATCAGTTACCGGCCGTGATGGTTACTCTGACTTCTACAAGAAGGATTTGACTATCGACATCTTAGGTCCTGTAGGTGATATCGTTTCTGAGTGGATTATCAAAGGAGCATTCATTAAGTCTGCTAAATTTGCTGATCTTAACTGGGATACTGATGCAGAAGCTCAAAACATTGAGTTGAGCATTGGAATGGATTATTGTATCTTGAACTTCTAAGTAAGAATAACCTTAAAGAAAGAGCCCTCCTATTTATTAGAGAGGGCTTTTTTATTACATGAAACTCATAGAACTACTAAACGAACTGGTTATGCCGCCGGCTTTAAAGTCCAGGCAATACGAATTAGAGAAAGACGGTTATACAAAGATCGGAGGAGGAGATAATGGCATTGTAATGGAAAAAGGATCCGACGTAAAGAAACTTACTACGGATGTTGATGAGCTAGAACACGCTGAGAAACTGTTAAACCATTCTTTCTCATGCATCATCCCTATCTATAAAGTAGAAAGACTACCAGGAGGTAAATCAGGTATTATCGATATGACAGATGCCGAGCAACTTGCAGAAGAGGAAAGGGAAGAAATTGCAAATAATGGAATTAAAGCAGAAGATTTCTTAGTTTACGATGAAGAACTAGACCCAGACCTTTCAGATAAGTTAAAGCAGTTCTTAGTTAGCTTAAAAGAAGCATTCAAAAAAGCAGGTATCAACCCAGATGAAATTGACTGGTCACCAACAAACGTTATGAATTATAAAGGAAATTACGTTCTAGTTGACGTATAAACTTAATTCATATATATTTATAATAGAACAGTTATAACAAATTAGTATATGTCAGAATTCAGCATGCCTACCGAAGTCGTTGAACTTCCATCCAGAGGTCTTCTTTATCCAGAATCAAATCCTTTATCTTCAGGTAAAATTGAGATGAAGTATATGACTGCAAAAGAAGAAGATATCTTAACTAACCAATCCTATATTGAGAATGGAACAGTTTTAGATAGACTTCTAAAATCTTTGATTGTTTCCAAAGTAAACTACGATGATTTAGTTGTTGGAGATAAGAATGCAGTATTGGTTGCTGCTAGGGTTTTAGGTTATGGAGCAGATTACAGCTTTACTTATAACGGAAAGACTTATAATGTTGATCTATCTAAGATTGAAAATAAGCCTTTTGATGAAAAGCTAGTTACTCCCGGAGTAAACGAATTCAAATATACCTTACCAAGTACTTCAACAGATATTACTTTCAAAATCTTAACACATAAAGATGAGGAAGCTATTAAAAGAGAACTTGAAGGTTATAGAAAAATTAGTAAAGATGCAAGTCCTGAGCTTTCTACCCGCTTGAAGTATATGATTACATCGGTAGAAGGCAACAAAGAAGCTAAGACTATCAGAGACTTTGTAGACAATAGATTACTTGCAAGAGACTCAAGAGCATTAAGAGCTTACATTGCATCAGTTCAACCTGACACAGATTTAAATTTTTATCCAGAAGGCAGTGACGCTCCGGTAGCTATACCGGTGGGGATCTCCTTTTTTTGGCCTGACGCCTGAGAACGTTAGTCAGGCAAGGATAAATTTGTTTTCCGAGATACATGAGATAGTGTTTCACGGCCAGGGAGGGTATGACTATAACACAGTGTATGGAATGCCTTTGTGGTTAAGGAAATTCACATTTAGTAAAATACAAGGTTATTATGATAAGCAGAATGAAGAAATGAAAGCTGCTAAAGGAGGTAATAAAACTACCTTAATGGATTCCTCAGGAAATGTTAATAAAGCAGAAGCTTTTAAGATGAATCCCGGAAAGATTGAATATAAGTAAAACTTGGAGTTTCAAATATTTATATAGGATAAATGGCAACTCCTGAAGAAATAAGATTACTGCAAGAAGAGAACAGACTTCTAAGAGAAAGAGACAATCTCCAGAGAGAAAACTATGATATTTCAGTACAGGTTGTCGAATCGCTGAAAGAGGTTCTTGGAATCAGAACAAGACAAAGTACCTTCGATCAAGGTATTTTAAACACTAATAAAAAGATAGCAGAAGCTATCTTAAATCAGAAGACAGGACTTTCCTCAGTAAAAGATATTACAAAGCAAATTGAGAAGAATAAGGCATTAATCTTAAAAGCCGATTTGCAAAATAGATCACTTCTTTCAACATTATCAAAAGAAGAGAGAACTAGACTAAAAACAACAGAGAAATCTTTACAGACTGTTGAAAAATTAGCCGCTAAAGAGGCTAAAATGTTAGAATCTGCTGCTGAAGGAAAGAGAATCAGTGCATCTAAGTTATCAAGAGTACAGAACGAACTTGCAGCTGCAGAAGATGTATTGAGGACTAATGTCGACCTATTATCTACTCAAGCAAGACAGTTACTTTACTCAAAAAAGAATACTGAACAGCTAAAAAAACAGCAAGAATACCGAGAAAAAGAACTAGGAATCCAAAAAGAATTAGACGAAAGTTTAGGAGCAGCTGGAAAGCTAGCAGAGTTTATAGGAAGGATACCAGGTGTAGGTAATGCAGCAAAAGAAGCTCTAGCTAAAGTTACAGAAACATTACAGAAAGCTAGAGAAAACGGACAAGGTACCTTCAAGCAACTAGATACACTTAGAATGCTTGGCGGTGAATTATTCACTAGCTTAAAGAAAGGGTTAACAGATCCTTTAGTATTAGGTGTTGCAGTTGCAGGAACCTTGGTAAAAAAGATATTTGACCTGAACAAACAATTAGTCGACACAGGAAGAGCATTAGGGTATGTTAAAACCGAAATGACTGGTTTGACTGTTGAACTAAATAGTGCAGCAGCACTGTCTGGAGAGTTTTTAGCTACCAACGTTGATTTATTAAAGACAGTACAGCAAACTACTGAACAGTTAGGGCTACAAGGAGATATTCTAGGAGCTAAAAATATTGTCGGAGCAACAGTACTAAGAGACCAACTAGGATTATCAGCAGAAGAAGCAATCAACTTAGCAGCTAATTCAGCAATTGCTGGTAAGAATGTACAGACTATCGCTGAGAATGTATACAGCACTGTTAATGCTTTTAACAGACAAAATAGAACAGCTATAACAGCTAGAGGAATCTTACAGGAAACTGCTAAAGTTTCTAAGGATATTGGTGCTAGGTTTGCATTCAATACAGAAGAATTAGCACAGGCTGTTATAGAAGCTAAAAACCTTGGCCTAAATCTTTCAGAAGTTGGTAATATAGCAGACAGCTTATTACAGTTTGAATCTTCTATTACAGCAGAATTAGAAGCTGAATTACTAACAGGTAAGGATCTTACTTTAGAAAAAGCAAGACAGCTTGCACTAAATAATGACTTAGCAGGACTTGCAAAAGAATTAGAAGCTCAAAACGTTACAGCACTGGAGTATTCTCAAATGAATAGACTTCAGCAAGAAGCTACTGCTAAAGCAGTTGGTATGACTGCCGAGCAGTTAGGGAAGACTTTATACCAGCAGCAGCTAAATAACTTAAGTGCCGAACAATTCAAAGCTATCTACGGAGAACAGAACTACGAAGCTGCAAAACAGGTATCTATTCAAGAAAGACTTGAAAAAGCAATCACTAAGGTAGCTGATTCGTTAACTCCTGTGTTAGAACTATTTGCATCTTTAGCAAGCAATGCTGCTCTACTTTATACAACTATTGGATTGATTGGAGCTATTTCATTAGCTAAAACTATTGGAAGCTTGGTAACTATGGGACTTGCTTTAGCAGCAAATGCAACTTCAGCTAGCGTATTGGGGGCTGCTTTAACATTTGGATTAGCAGGAGCAGTCATTGCAGCAGCTATCATAGGAATAGGAGCAGCTATTGCATCTGCAACCTCAACTGCTAAAAATGCACAGACGGTTCAAGATGGTGTTACAGGACCAGGAAAAGGACCTTTCAAAATTACAGATAAGTTTGGAGCAACAGCAATCACAGATTCAAGAGATGGAATTGCAGTATCACCAAATATCAGAAGAAATACAAGAGAAACTGCAGCAGCTGCTTTAGATATTACACCGATGATTTCGGAACTTAAAGAAGTTAAAGATGTTCTTGGTAAGATTTTAAGTAAAGAAGGTACAGTTAGTATTGATTCTACTAAAGCTGGCACAGCATTTGCTATGGGGACTTCCAAACTCCAATAAGCAAATATTTATAATAAAGCAATAAACTATGGGACTATTAACAAAATTACAAACTCAAGGATCTACTTTGACTAATTTAGACGGAGCTACACCGACCGGTTACTACGATATCGGAGGTGTAACTAACTACCCTAAACAGTTAGCAGGATCTCAACTAGACTTAGATGGCAAAAAACCAGTTGAGTATGATCAGGTTTCAAAATACCCCGAAGATCTAAAAAAATCACAATTAGACCTTGACGGATTAACGCCAAAAATTGCAGGAAAATATCCTTATTTAGATAACTTACCTAAGTAATGGGATTAATCGACCTGCGCACCGACCTTAAATCCCTTAAGTACGGGAAAGACAGGATAGGAGGAGGAGCAAGCCAACAACCGTTTGTTCAGAAACCTA